CTTTTAGCGACCCTGAACTGACTTCTGGCACTACAATTACGGGCGCAGTTATTGATAGCACATCAAAAATTCTATCTAATATTGCTAACGGTTCTACTGCATCGCAACAAGGTGCAACTATTGCTACTACTGGTAATAGTGATGTTTTTGTAATTGCTCCAGCAGCAGGTAGATTGACATCCGCTGTGTTTTCTGGTGTAGATGCGCTTACAACTAGCGACACAAACTTCATCACTTTTTCCATCACCAATTTAGGTCTAGCTGGCACTGGTTCGGTTGCAATGTTAGCCGCAACCGATGCTAATACTACTAAAGTTACAGGTGGAACTGCGCTGGCAGCTAATACTTTGCGTACATTAACTTTAAATGGCACCGCAGCTAATTTAGTTGTGGCTGCTGGCGATCGTTTACGTATTCGTGCTGCCGCAACTGGTACGCTTGCTAATACTGTGACATTCCCCGTTTATCGTGTGAACTTTACAGTTGTGTAATACATAGGGGCTTCGGCCCCTATCTAACAAGGAACAATAATGGCGGTTATTTATTTAAAGCACCCTGTACACGGTCACAAAGTCGCTTGTAGCGATATAGAAGCCGATCATGATGAAAATCATGGCTGGGAACGGTATACTGTTGCTACGCCAGTAGAAGTAATTGAGGTTGAAAAAGTAGAACCCGAAGTCGAGGCGGCTCCTGCTAACGCGCTGGAAGTAAAGACAAGACGCCGTAAAACAACCGCATAAGGAGTTACGCCATGACCACGGCAAACGACCAAATTAATGGCGCTCTGCGCGTACTAGGGGTTTTAGCCGAAGGCGAAACACCATCCGCAGCCACGTCGCAAGACGCTTTAGCCGCTTTAAACCAAATGATCGACTCATGGAATACCGAGCGTTTGTCGGTGTTTTCTACCCAAGATCAAGTGGCTTCTTGGCCTGCTGGCGCTAAAGATTTAACCTTTGGCCCAACTGGAACGTTGCCTTTAGCGTCAGGTGGCACACCTAAACGCCCCGTATTGATTGATGATGCGACCTATTTTAGAGATTCAGCGACTAATATTTCATACGGCATTAAGCTAATTAACCAACAGCAATACAACGGTATTGCTGTTAAAACGGTGACTTCGACCTACCCTCAAGTTCTGTGGGTCAATATGACCTACCCTGACATCGAGATGTACGTTTACCCCGTACCCATCAAGCCGCTAGAGTTTCATATCGTTTCGGTAGAAAAACTCATGGAAGTGCCAAGTCTATCGACTGACATCACTATGCCGCCTGGCTACCTACGGGCGTTTAAATACAGCCTTGCCTGCGAGATCGCAACCGAGTTTGGTATCGAACCACCCGCTAACGTCATGCGCGTCGCTATGACCTCTAAACGCAACCTGAAGCGTATTAACAATCCTGACGACATTATGGCCTTACCATACAGCTTGGTTGGCACACGTCAGCGGTTTAACATCTATGCAGGTAATTACTAGGATTAATTATGGCAAACGTAACCATACCCCAACTACCAGTAGCCACCACTTCGGCTGGCGGTGATTTATTGCCCGTAGAACAAAGCGGCGTTACTAAACAAATGAGCAATGCAGTTTTGTTTACTAACGCTACGTTAACCACGCCTATTCTTGGAACACCCCAATCTGGCACGCTAACAAACTGTACGGGTTTACCCGTATCTACAGGAATTAGTGGGCTTGGTACAGGTGTTGCAACATTTTTAGCTACGCCTTCTAGCGCTAATTTACGTGCTGCCGTAACGGACGAAACAGGTACGGGCGCGTTAGTGTTTGCCAACACACCTACGTTGGTAACCCCCGTGTTGGGCGTAGCTACAGCTACTAGCGTTAACAAAATGGCTATTACCGCCCCCGCTACTAGCTCTACTTTAGCGGTTGCTGACGGCAAAACATTTACTGTTAATCATAGCCTTACTTTAGCTGGAACAGACGCCACCACCATGACGTTTCCGGCTACAAGCGCTACGATTGCTCGCACAGACGCGGCGCAGACATTTACTGGCAGTCAAACGTTTAACAACGCAATTATTGGTGCAGTGCAAGCCTTATCAGGCCCAGGCGCAGTAAACATCACTACGTTAACTACAGCGTTTACATCTACAGCTACTGGCAATGCGTTAACTTTAGCCGACGGCGTAGCAGGTCAGCTTAAAACAATCGTTTATGTGGCTGAAGCGGCAGGCGGCGATACTGGTATTTTGACCCCTACTAATCTTGGCAGCGCAACTACTATTACGTTTAACGCTGTTGGTGATTCAGTTACCCTTCAGTTTATTGGTGCTGATTGGTGGGTTATTGGTTTCCGTGGCGCTGTGGTTGCGTAAAGCATGAAAACGCCAATTTTAGGTCAAGCCTATGTAGCCCGTAGCGTTAACGCGGCAGATAACCGCATGGTTAACCTATTTCCTGAAGTCATCCCTAACGAAGGGAAAGAAGCAGGCTTTTTAAACCGCGCCCCAGGTTTAAGTTTACTAACTACAGTTGGTGATGGCCCTGTGCGTGGCTTGTGGTCGTTTGAAGGCTTTATGTACGCCGTATCAGGAAATACCCTATACAAAATTAATAGCGCATACACCGCAACGGCGTTAGGTACTATAGCGGGTACAGGGCAAGTATCCATGTCCGATAACGGTACGCAGTTGTTTGTGGCAGCCAATGGCCCTGGCTACATTTATAACTCCAACACCAACGTGTTTGCGCCAATTACTGATCCTGATTATCCCGGCGCAGTCACCGTTAGCTACCTTGACGGGTACTTTATTTTTAACGAACCTAATAGCCAAAAGATATGGGTTACTAGCTTACTAGAAGGCACACAGGTTGACCCATTAGACTTTGCTAGTGCAGAAGGTTCACCTGATGGCTTAGTAGCCGTAATTGTTAATAACCGTGAGGCGTGGCTATTTGGTACTAACTCGATTGAGGTTTGGTACGACGCTGGTACGCCTGATTTTCCACTCGCCCGTATTCAAGGTGCAAGTAATGAGATTGGTTGCGTTGCACCATTCTCCGTGGCTAAACTTGACAATTCGGTGTTTTGGCTAGGGCAAGACGCTAGGGGCCAAGGCATTGTGTACCGTAATAACGGCTACACGGGCGTACGCGCATCTAACCATTCGATTGAGTGGCAGATTCAGCAGTACGGCGATATTAGTGATGCGATTGCATACACCTACCAGCAAGACGGCCATAGCTTCTACGTATTGACCTTCCCTACCGTTCAAAAGACGTGGGTGTACGACGTGTCAACTCAGTCGTGGCATGAACGTGCAGGCTGGTCAAACGGCGACTTTGTACGCTACCGCCCAAACTGCCAAGTGGCGTATAACAATGAAGTAATTCTTGGTGATTATGAAAGCGGGAACTTGTACGCGTATGACCTAGACGTCTATGCCGATAACGGGCAAATTCAAAAATGGTTGCGTTCATGGCGCGTTATCCCTAGCGGTCAAAACAACCTGCGCCGTACCGCCCAACATAGCCTACAACTAGACTGCGAAACAGGTGTGGGGCTTAACGGTATTGACCCAAACGATCCATTAGATTGGTTTTTTAGCACTAGTAGCGGCAATCAAATTATTACCAATACAGGCGACTTTTTAATGTTTTCGCCGCCTACTGTAGAAGGGGCTAATCCCGAAGTCATGTTGCGTTGGTCAGACGATGGCGGCCACACTTGGTCAAACGAGCATTGGGCATCAATGGGCAGAATTGGTCAATACGGGCGCCGAGTGTTCTGGCGTCGGCTTGGCATGACCATGAAGCTGCGAGATCGGGTCTATGAGGTGTCAGGCACCGATCCAGTTAAGATTGCCATTGTAGGCGCTGAACTATTATTGAGTCCAACCCGTGCCTAGCCCGCTTAACGTTACAACCATACCAGCGCCGCGTACGCCGCTGACCGACCCCGCTACAGGGCTATTGTCCCGTGAATGGTATCGGTTCTTTTTAAACCTTTTTGATTTAACAGGCGCGGGTACTAATCCAACTAGCTTAGATGAGTTGCAGATTGGGCCGCCGTTTGCTACCGTAGATGAAATCACCAATTCTACCGACATTAAGATTCAAGGGTTTGCTACTAGTCCTTCACAAGACGCGCTACTAGCGCAGATCGCTGAGTTGCAGAAACAAGTCCAAGCGGCAGAACTTAGCGCTGAAGCAGCCACTAACGCGTTACAGGCGCAGATTGTGAACCTGTCTAACGATGTGCAAGGGTTAGCCGTTTCACCCCCTGTAACGCCCCAGTTAAAACGCGCTCGGTACGGGTCGTTTTACGACACCACCACGCAGACAGGCACAACGATTAACACGGCTAAAGCCATTACGTTTAACACGACTGACCTAAGCAACGGGGTGTACCTTGGTACACCGACCTCACGGGTATACGTCGATACGCCAGGCATTTACAACTACGATATGTCGTTTCAGCTAGATAAGACTAGCGGCGGCGTAGGCAACTTTTATATTTGGTTTAGGCTTAACGGCGTGGACGTACCCAACAGCGCTAGTTACATACAAATTCAAGGTAATAACCATGAAATTTTTTCCTCGTTAAATTACTTTTTTGACTTAAAATCAGGTGATTACGTAGAGATAATGTTTTCGGTATCCACTCTTAGCGTTGAAGTTGCGGCTTTTCCGGCTGTTGCGCCCGTCCCAGCCATACCCTCTATCATTCTGACCGTTGCAAATAATATCGAAGGAGCATCAACATGACTGTAACCGTACGGGTTCTAATCCCCGCCAAGACCGCTGAAAATACGCAAGTTACCCAATACACTGCTACTGGCGTCACAACCATCATTGACAAGTTTACCGCTACCAATTACAGCGGAAGCGCTGCAACCATTAGCGTAAACCTTGTAACGGCGGCTGGATCAGCGGGTAACGACAACTTGATCGTTAAGACTAAGACCTTGCAACCTAGCGAAACCTATACGTTTCCTGAAATTGTGGGCGCTGCGTTGGCGGCTGGTGGCTTTATATCCACCATTGCTGGTACGGCTTCTGCGATTAATATTCGGTCAAACGGACGTGAGATTACGAGCTAATGGACAAAAGCCTAGAAGCCTTACAAAAGAACCTAAGCGTTGGGTTGTTTTTGCCGCCTGACGCCGTAAAGTGGCTACTAGACTTGTTTCATGCGTTTCAAATATTTGATGATTTTGCCGATGGCGACTCTGTAGACCGCAAGGATTTAAACTTACTGATATGGAATACGCTAGTCGGTATGCAACAAAACCCGTTTTATGTGGCTAATTCGTATTGCTTATCTTCTATAGTTGGATTAAATATACTAAAATGGCAAGCATCAGATACAGTAGAACGTGCGGGGAGCGCCGACGCTAAGTCGTATAACTGGCGCGCAGGGTATTACGATATTGTGTTAGCCGTGGTGCAGATTTACCACGGCCCCGAGTTTGCGGCGCAGAACGCCCATATTGTTTTAGGATTGTATGGTGAAACATACGATGATTATATGAAGGAGTTTAAAAATGCCTGATCCAATCACAGGTACCATCGCCGCTGTTACTACCGTAGGTAGCTCGTTAATTGGCGCTAAAGCCTCCCGCGACGCTTCAAGCCAACAACAACAAGCGGCGGCGCAAGCTTCTGACGTTCAACGTGACATATTTGAACGTCAAGTTGAGTTGCAAGAGCCATTTAGAGAAGCTGGTCTTAAAGGTCAAAATCGGCTATTAGAGCTACTTGGGCTTGGCGGTGAAAAAGGCCCAGGCTACGGTAGATACGCTACGGCTGAATTTACGCCCGCTGACTTTTTAGCCAACCAAGACCCAGGCTACGCCTTCCGTATGTCTGAAGGCATGAAGGCCTTAGAGCGTTCGGCTGCTGCCCGAGGCGGTCTATTGTCAGGCGCAACCCTAAAAGGTACACAGCGCTACGGGCAAGACCTAGCGTCACAAGAATACCAAAACGCGTTTAATCGTTATCAAATTGAACGCACAAATACGTTAAATCCGTACCAAGCCTTATCTGGCACAGCGCAATCAAGTGCTAACGTATTAGGTCAACAAGCTGGCGCGTTAGGTCAAAGTTTAGGATCTAACATTATTGGCGCAGGCAACGCGCAAGCCGCAGGGACAATTGGTCAAGCAAACGCAATTCTTGGCGGTTTAGGTCAAGGAATGAATTTCTATCAAAATCAACAGCTTTTGAACAGATTGCCTACGTACGGTACATCAACATTAGGCGGGGGTTTCTAATATGGCGCAAATTGATCCAAACATTGCGTTAGGCTTTCGGATGCCTCAAATCCAAGATCCTGTTGCGGCGACTGCACGGGTTCAAGAAATTGGCGTTAATGCCTTAAAAATGCAAGAATTACAACGTGGGATGCAAGAAGAACAAGAAGTGCGTAATTTTTTACGTGGTGCTGACTTGTCTAAACCTGAAACCCGTGCAAAGCTGTCACAGTTTGGTAAGACTGGCTTAGGCTACGGCAAACTGTTAGCCGATCAAGAAAGAGCAGCTTTAGAAACTAAAAAACTTGGTGGTGAAATTAGTAAACAAGATTTAGAACGTAGCCGTGAGCGCACGTCTGATCTAGCGTTTAACCCGTCTGACAACAACATTAAAGCGTATTTAGAAGATAGCATTTTAAGAAAAGAAATGACGCCTGAGCAAGCACAAGGCTTGTTTGCTCAAGTAGCTAATATGCCCATAGATCAACGTCGTCAGACGTTTTTACAGTTAGGTGCTAGTGCAGCAAAACGCCTAGAGCAAATGACAGTTAGTGCAGCGCAAAAAGCGCAAATGGGCGTTACTATGCGTGGTCAAGACATCGGCGCTGAAACAGCGCGGCGTGGTCAAGACATTGGACGTATTCCTGTTGGTTTCCGCATGACAGCAGATGGAGCGCTTGAGCCTATCCCTGGTGGCCCAACCACTACTAATTTGTCGTCTAAAGAAATACAGCAACGCGAAGCCAAGTTCCCACAGGCAACGCAAGCGGTTAAGACGTTTGAAGCTAAAACAACCGAACTTGAAAAAGATTTAATTGCGCTTAGAAATCACCCAGGCTTATCTAGCATTACTGGCTTGGTGGCTGGGCGTGTGCCAGGGCTTACAGCGCAAGGCCGCGCAGCTGAAGCCTTGTACGACAAAATTATGGCGCGCGGTGGCTTTAAAGAATTGCAAGATATGCGCGCAGCCTCTCCAACTGGCGGTGCTTTGGGCAACGTATCTAACCAAGAGGGTACACAGTTACGTGCAGCGTTTGCGGCTATCGACCGTAAACAAGACGCAGCCGACGTTAAGAAAGCCATTGATATTGCTATTTCAGATCTTCAAGGGTCTAAAGGCCGTGTTCGTGAAGCGTACGATATGACTTATGACTACAAAGGCGGCGGCGGGGCGCCTGTTGGCGGTGGTGGTGGTGGTGCAACTCCTACTATTGACCAGCTATTAGAAAAGTACAAATAATATGGCTACTATTGAACAGTTAAGTTCAGCGTTAGTTAAAGCAGATGCCGCTGGCGACGTTATGGCGGCTAAAGCTTTTGCGGATGAAATTCGTAAAATGCAAATGCCTAGCGCACCTGCTGAAACCGCAAGCCCTCGTCGTCAGATGGTTGAAGCGGAATTACGTAGCGTAGCCGCACCGTTTGCTGGTCTTAGCAAAGGCGCTGGCAATGTTATGTTTGGTGGTCAACGCTTAGTTGGTAAGGGTTTAAGCGCGTTAGGTGCTACCGAAACAGGTCAAGCTTTACAAGAGGACGCCGCGCGTCGTCAAGCCGAACAAGAGGCGTTTATTGCGCCCTACCGTCAAGCTGCCCCTACTATGACAGGCGCAGGTGAATTAGCGGGTGAGATTGTCGGTACGTTGCCTGTTGGTGGCGTAATTGCTAAAGGCGTAGGCGCTATTCCCGGCGCAGCCCCATTAGCCCAAGCTGTTAGAACTGGTGGCTTTTCTACTGGTATGGCGCCAGGCGCAGCTAATATTGCAACTAAAGCTGCTGGCGGCGCTATTCTTGGTGGTACATCCGCTGCATTGATTAACCCTGAAGAAGCAGTTACAGGCGCAGCAATCGGCGCTGCCGCACCATTCGCATTGCCTGTTGTTGGCAAGTACGTATCTATTGGTGGCGGCAAAATCGTAGACGCGTTTACAGGTAAATTAGCTCCAGTCAAAGCAGGTAAAGTCGCCCGTGAGATGGCAGGCGACACAATTAACCAGATTCGCGCAGCTAACAACTTAGCGCCTGTAGATATAAACGCAGCGCAAGCAGCTGCGGGTATTGACAACGATGTGTACCAAGCATTTTTGGACTTCTACGCTGGTAAAGATAAGACTTCGTTTCAGCGTATTTTAAAAAACACGCAAAAAGCAGGGCAATTAAATCGTCTAGCGCAATTAGCTGGTGGCCCTAACTTGACCGAAAACATTGAATCGGTCAAACAAGCCAAAAACGTGCTTAACCAGTTAATGACGCCTATTCGTGAAACTGAATTAGCCGCCGCTAATATAGGCGCTAGGGTAGGCTTACCTTTACAACGTGAAGCCGATGTATTAGCACAAGCCGCAGGTCAAAAAGTAGCAGATGTACGCCGCTTTTCTGCGGCGCAAGGTCGTGCTATTAACCCAGCTACAAACAACTTAACTACAGATCAACAATTAATGAAGTTGGCCGCTAGAGCTGATGATGTAGCAGCGCAGGCTGCTGAAGGTTCGTTACTTTTTGGTGAAGCTGCACGGTTTAAACAAGCCGCTGTAGACAGTTTGGCAGACTATGGCTTAAAACCATTAAAATCAGACGCTATTCTTAGCCGTTTAGGTGGTATTTTAAACAACCCTGAGTTTGCGGGTAACGATGTTATTGAAGGCGCTGTCAAAGCGTTTGGCGACGATGTTGTTAAATGGACAAAAAATGGCGGGGTAATTGATGCGTTTGCTTTGGACAGCCTACGCAAGAACTCTGTTAATGCTGCTATTGAAAAGCTACGCCCGGGACTAGACCAGACGTCTAAAAAGAATTTAGCCGCAGGGGTAATAGCCCAACTTAAAAGCCCTATTATTAACGCCATTGAAGAAGCAGGCGGTACAGGCTACGGCAAGTATTTAAGTGATTACGCCGCAAATGCCCAGTTAATTGACCGACGTCGCTTGGCGGGTAAAGCCTTAGAAATGCTAGATAAGTCGCCTGACGAGTTTAGGCGGTTAGTTGCAGGCAACAACCCTGACGCCGTAGAAGCCATATTTGGCCCTGGCAGCTTTAATATTCTTAAAGAAATGGGCGCAGACATTAAGCCTATGCAACAGATTGCAGACGAGCTAACGCGTGACATAACCCTTAAAGGACAAGCCAAATCAGGCCGTCTTGCGTTAGGCTTGGAAGATCAGTACGGCAACCCGTCCGAGTTGATCCCAGGTTTCGTAGGCTACAAAACGGCTATCGCCAAAAAAGTAGCGCAAATATTAACAGGTAAAGTAAATGAAAAAGCGCAAACTTTGCTTACAGAAGGCGCTCGTTCGGGTAAAGCCATGAATGAAATCTTAAACACTTTCCCTGCTGAAGAACGTATTAAGGCAATAAAACTACTTACGGAATTGGCTAAGACCGACAAAGACTTGCAACGAGCTATTACATCGGGCGCAATTATACTTACCACACCCCCAGCTAACACCTTAGCTCCCCAACAACAAAATCAGAACGCTCTTGCGAGGTAAATCATGGATTGGCAATACTTATTCAATATGGTAGCTGGCGCAGGGATGCTTGGTGTTGGTTGGTGGTGTCGCCAGATATGGGATTCGGTTCAAAACTTAAAAAAAGATGTCCAAAGTATTGAAGTAAATTTACCAACAAATTATGTTCGCAAAGTAGATTTAGACGTTAAGTTTGATAAATTAGAATCTACTTTGCAACGTATTTTGGATAAGTTAGACCAAAAGGCAGATAAAGAATGATTCTTGAAACCA